TTGTTAATTTAACCAATTCAATATCACATAACCCTGGGTCAATCAAATTATATTTAATCTTGTTTATTCTATAATAATTGTTTTCAATTAATATCTTTTCCTTGTATGTTAATGCAGCAACCTCATATGGATCTAAAAATACCTTTAATGATAATATCTTATTTTCTTCACTAATTAAATCATTCAAATAATCACTATAATAAATATCAACCATATCATAAGCATATGGAAATTGACTTTCATTAGCATCAAAGAAATCTCTACTATCATAATTTGTATAATGACTAAAATTATTATAATTGAATGGATATGTTGTAAATCTATTCAATAATTGAAATCTATCAAATTCTGTGCTTTGAATAAAATATGTTAATAAATTTACATTACCATTTGAATAGTTTTCAGAGGGGTATGTTAAACCCCTAAATATGGTTTTTGGTAATATCTTAAAAGGTTCAAATAACAATCTTGACAATCCATTAATTTCCTTTGTCTTGACTGCTGCCATATTTGGAATTGTAATCTTGGGCTCAAGGGTTGTTCCTGATAAAGTAATATCAACACTTGATGAGAATATCCCCTCAATACGAATTACATTATCCTTAAATTCTTGACTTAATCTTACATTCTCTGTTCCAAAGATTCTATTTTCTGAAATATTAAATTGTTGATTTCCATAATCCTTATCCAATTTATTGTTAAAGAATATGGTGCCATTAATAAGATTTGTTGTTGGCTCAACTCTTATTGGGCTATCATAATCAACTCTATTTGTCCAATCCAATACACCCCCTGTTCCAATATAATCAATTATTGGTTCAATAATCAATGTATTTGGTTTATCTGGTGATGCTATTACAACAAGATTAAAAAGTTTATTTATGGATGTTATAAAATCAATTTGCTTATAATCATTTGGGGGAAATTCATTGGCATAATTAAAATTGCCAGATAAGAAACTTGGGGCATTTGTTGTTGTGAAATCAAATGTTAAATAATTATTTACACCCCCACCAGTAATATTAATGCTAATATTTGTTGCTCCTGTTATTGGAACAATCACACCACCTGTAAATTCAACCCCTTGGTAATTTCCTGGATTATTATCATCACACATATTATATGTGAGCATATTAAATGTGACACCATTTGCAATTAAATCAATAACCAAATCTGGTCCAGGGCAACTGCTATATACAACATCTGCAACAAATTTAAAACTAAAAGTATAACTTCCATTATATCCTGCTGGTATAACAAATGTTGTTGTGTTTGCTGAAAAACTAAAATTATTGCAAGTTACACCTGATGATGGGTCTGGTTGTACAGGAAATGCTGTTCCCAAAAAATCATTTGAGAAATTATAACAAGCCTTTTGCGCCCCCTCTGTGTAAACAGAATCACTTTTGAATTTTAATGGCAAATAAAACTTCTGAAAATATGATGTGTCAAAAAAGTCACTATCAATATTATATCCTGCTTGATTAACAATCTGTGAATATAATTCTTTTATCTGAATGCTTGGCTTTAAATAAAAATCATTAACTGGTGTTCCTGAAAAACTAAAACTTGTTGAACCTGATGATACAGGTTTTGTTCTAAATTCTAATAAGGGGGTTTCTGTTGCTATAACAGTCCCACTATTATCATAATTATATCCAATATTATATAACCCCCAGAATGTTCTTCCATCTTCATATGAATAACCTGTGCTTCCTGTATATAATAAATTAAGATTGGGGTCAGATTGTGATTTTGTGAATACATCACTTGTCATTGGATGTGTTAATGATGATAAATCCAAATCTGCCAAAAACTTATCTTTTATATTTGCAACCAAATCCCCAACCCCATTATAAAATGTAATAGAATAAATCTTTTCCAATTTATTTATGGTTACAGAGTTAAGACGAATATAACCTGTTAATATCTCATATCCATTAAATAATACTTCTGCCTCAAATTTATTATTTGGATTAAATTCTAATGGTGTTTGTGAGAACTCAAAGAAATAATTGAATATATCATTATTGTTTTTTGAACCTGGCAAATTGAATTGCTTTGAAAATGTTGAGTTCTTTTTTGTTATATCTTGAATCTCTGCAAATGATACATTCATTTCCAAAGTTTCATTTGAATACATGTCCAAATATTTTTGGACACCCTCAACATAACACCTTATTGTTAATCCCTCTGATGCCATATTATCCTTGTGTTCTAAATCTTTTTAAACCAGCATATTCAAATGTAAAACTATATTGAAATAACTTCTGGTAGTTTTTATTATATTCCTTAAATGACTTATCTTTCATAACCACGGGGATTAAATATTGATATAAATGAACTTGACCCAAACAATCAATGCAATCACTTACATCCAATGTTGTGCCATCAATAATATAAACCTCTGGGGACATAAATAATTCCTCATATATAACCATATCATTCTCATAAATATACCAAGATGTGGCTAAAACCTCATAATTGCTATTCTGTTCATAAACTACTTTGCCCCTATTATATGACCCCCTTGCGTATTTCTCCGTATTCAATGATATGCCACCAAAATAAGTTGATCTCTCTAAATTAATTGTTTTTTCTGATTTCTTATCAAGTGTGATTGTATCCCACATTCCCTTTGCATTCAAAAATAGAAAATGCTTTGGGTCATTTAAACAATCATCATCCTCAAAATAAAACTCCAATAATTCAGTTGTCTTGTTGCTTGGGGTTAATCTTGTTGCTTTACTTGCATTATAACTTGTTCCAAAAAATGCAACCTTCTTTGAATTGGTTGGTATCACATTTAATAAGGGGCCAAATGTTACATTATATGGGGTATAGAATGTTACCCTCTTAAACATATTATCAACATTCTCATTTACTGTGGGGATTGATGATGCCCTATTTATTGTTTCAGCAGATGATGTGTAATTTGCTGTATGAGCACTTGCCCCCAATATTCCAATTGAATATATATCATTTGTGAATAATGGATTCTTTCCATTTAAAAAAGTTAAAACAATGGGGCAATCCCTATGATGCCATCTTCTTCTTACCCTTGTTAAACCTTCAACTGTAAAATGTTCTGGGCCACAAGCATTTAAAAACTCCCCTGGGTCACAATCATCTTGTGTTGTTCCTGTATATACATGTCTAAATAAATCATAATAATAATGATTCTGTGTTGTCTCATCAAAGAATATATTGCTCCCTGTATATCCTGTCCCCAATGTTGCAAATTGCAATCCTGGTTTGGGGATTAATGTATTATCAACCCCTGGGAATATTAAGATTGGAGCCGGTTGAAATGAAGCATTAATATTAACATCTTCTATGGTTGTTGTTCCACTTGTATATATGCAACCTACTTTTACCCCATATTCTTCTATGTGCCATAAATCCTCAATATTATTGCTATAAGTTTGATTGAAAGCATTATATGGTTGTGATACCTCTGCTGTTGCCAGTGTGACAATCCTATTCTCTATGGATGGGGTTGTTCCAGTTGGAACATAACCATCAGCAACAGCAAGTATAGCCCTTGGATTGACCTGTAAAAAGTTTCTAATAACATCTTGAATATTAAATATGGCTGTTCCAAATGAATTGGGTCTTGCCAATAATCTTGCTTTCTTTTGATTTAAATTATTTGGTGAAAAATATATATCCAAAACAAATTTAAAATCTGTCTGTGTATATCCTGTGCTTGATAATGTCCATATATGTTCTGTATTGCTTGGACTAATTGCAAGGGGCTTTTGAAGAATATCTATTGTAATTGCCATATTATTGATTTTGATTTATTGTGAAAGTATTGAAAAATTCATCAATTCCAATCCCCCACTTTTCTGTGAGTTCTGTTTCAAACTCCTCAATTAGTTTATCTGTTGCAACTGTATCAAAAAACTGTGTGCCATTATAACCAAACTTTTGTATGTTCTTTGCAATCCCCCAAGCAGCACTTTCTGGTAATCCCCTTAATTGTGCCCATTTTTTAATTGGGTCAATGGGAGGCATCTTATCACTTGGTTTCCTACCCCTATTTACCCAGAACCAATAGTATGCCATCTCAATGGTTAATACTTGGGTTGATGGATCAAAGTTGCTCTCAACTGAATTATATAGATTTCCACTTGCAATCTTATTTGCCATACCAAATGAGGGGCGTTTATTATTATACCCCATACCATATTTGTATGTTTGTTTAAGTGATTCTTTAATAAGTTCAACAAAGCGATTACCTATGGCAACCATAGCCTCATTATTCTTATCCAATATAAAATTAAAATCACTCATAATTAATTGTTTTCAATACAAGGGTCAAATGGATTAAATGGTGCATCACAAAAATCAATGGCATCTGGAATGATAATGGTTATATCCATATTCCACCCCGACACATAATCATCATAACTTTCTGAAAAGGGGGTGAATGTGATTGGATAAACAATATCCCAATTTCTATAACACTCAATATTATTCCATCTTATTGCTGCAATAATATCTTTGCATATATCCAATGTGTCTGACCATATATCTGTCTCAACATCAAAGTTCTTAACATTTAATATGTCCATAACCAATATATTAAAATTATATTTGGTTTGTCTTCCATCTGTATTTGCTTGATTGGGGATGACATACATTAAGGGGTAATGTGCTGCATAATTATTATCTGTATTGCTTTGCTTTAATCTCTCTTCTGTATAATAACCCAATTGTTTTATATCCCCAATCGAATAAGAGTTTATTTGTTTGTGCTTATTTGAAATCTCTTTTAATAAGTCTGTTATCTTTTTAAAATTATAATATCCTACTGCATTTGACATATCTTATCTTTTATATTTTTGCATCATTTTATCATTCTCCCTCTTCCTCATATCATTCACATCACTCATATAATTAAGGTGGTTCATTACAAATAGAAAATCATATTCTAAAATAATTTCAATCTTTGTAATATCCTCTCCTGCCATACTCTCAACCGCAGCAAACCAAGACCAATGTTCATGGAAACTCTGGTTATCATCCAACTTATCTTGGGGAACTTCACCATCATCACTTTGTGTAAATAACTTGGAGAATTTCTGCGTAATTCCTTTTTTAAAACTTGCAAAAAAAAAATAGCCCCAAAATAATACTCAATGCTAATGTTTTTAAATAATTCAGCCCTATCCATTACACTATCAGATAAATACTTTCCATTATCTATTTTTGGTAGATATAAGAGAGCCAAATGTATATTTAATTCATTTTTTCTTTCTGATGGTTTCTTGTTAATGAAATGCTCTATATCCATCCAATGACCAAATGATATTTTGTTTAAATCAACAAAAGAATATTCAACCCCATTATGAATAAATGATTTATGGAATTTCTTTGAAAGGGACATAATGAAATGCAATACCTGATTGCCAACCCCCAATATATCTGGGTAGGGGCATTCCAATATTGATTCCTCTTTTTCCCCTGTCATAACTGACATTAATTTAACACAGGTATAAAGATTGCTATCCTCTGTCTCAAAACTATCCACTCTATTGAACTTTATCCATTGCTCAATGGTTGGGGCTTTTATATTATAAACACTATCCCCAATCTTTAATTCTGCATTCATTTGCCTCTATATTTTTTTCTTATTTTATGTATGGTTTCAACTTTTAAACAACCACAAGATTTGGTGTGACCAGACCTTAAATTATATCCCCTTGCAACAACTGTGCCCCCACATTCACATTCACATAGAAACTTCCTAAATGACCTGCCTTGGGGGGTTATGTAGGGTTTATCCTCACGGATAACAGTAAGATTGTGATAAACGCTGCCATATCTAATAACATCATATTTATCACTTGATCGAGTATTGCCCATAATTTAATCTTGATTTTAAACTTTGATTGGCAAATGCCAAAGACATCACAATATCATCGTGGAAGCCACTGGGGGCTCCGTATTTAACTTTTCTTGTGCTTGGTGAATAGGTGAATGTATAAATGCTTAACTCTTGGTAGAGAGGCTCGTAGAGGCTTTTAGAGGGTAATCTTAATCTCCCCTCATTTAAGGATATAATTAATTCTTCTATTATATTCCCCTTGCTTTCATTTGTTGTTATAAATGGCTTTGCTGCTGGATATGCTTTTTGTATTCTCTCAAATAATGGATCCCCCACACCATTCACCTCCACTAATAGTTGGGGTTTATATTTCTTCACAATGGTTAATACATCATTAATGATTAACTCATAGGTTGATTTATTGGTTCTAAATATTTCTACCACTTCACCATTCTGATTTATAATGGTTAATACTGTATAATCATTTTGTTTTGCCAAGTCTAATCCTGCGTAATACTTATGTTGGGGGCTATAACTTGCATAGGCTTGTAATACACAATAGTTATCAAGATTGGTAAATACCTCACCCCCATTGTCAAGAAACATTGCTAATATCTCCTGTCTATATATCCCCTCTGGTAATGTCTTCTGTGTTTCCAATAATTCATCATAGTTTATTAAGGGGTTATCATAGGATGAAGCATAATAGGATTCATATT